CTTTCCGAACTCCACGCTGTGGATGTCCCGCTTATCTTTGTAGTACAAATCATGATTACCAGGAAAGAAATAAAAGTTATCGAAAGCCTGTCCCAGTTTCTCAAGGGCTCTAAGGCTATAGTCCATAGTAGTAATATTAAGACTGTTGCGATTGTGATGCCAATCGCCCATAAAGATGCCAACATCACATCTCTCCTCTTTTGCTCGAGCAATATACCAATCTACGAAGTCTTCGCAGTCTTTGTTGTGTACACTACTGTTAGATTTTAGCCCAAAGTGAATGTCTGTAAAACAGGCAACTTTTTTAAACAGTTGGTGTATCGGTGGTTGGTTCATTAGTTGTGTCCTCTGCATGACGTTTAAGTGCGGCCGCATGTTCTCCAGCGCCGGTACGTGAGTATGAAGGATTCATACCATTCATTTCTAAAATATCATCACGGATGTTTTGATTACGTTTTTCAATATTAATAACACGAACAAAACTGTTAGTCACTGCCGCGGTAAAATAGGCAAACGGATTATCCGACTTGCTTTCGTCAAACTGTAATCCAATCTGCGTCAGTTGCAAAATAGCTTGACCCTTCATTTCGTCATTATATGTGTAGCCACGAACGTTGCCGCGAGTAGCATACCTCTCACATAATTTTAACATCATTCGTGCTAAAGTTGGAGTAATTTGGCCCGCATCTTTATCAAAGTGGCCCTTGTCTAATGCGCCCTTCCAGTGGCTTTTTCCAACGCAGATTAATTTTTCTGCATCTTCGTCATCAAATTTCCAATGTTGGAATGGAGGAAAATTTACTTTGTCTCTATGGTCAGCAAGACTTTTAGGATTTTTCTTACGAGTATTGTTCAAGGGAATATGATCAAAACTCATAATTCTAAAAACTAGATCTAGCTTTTGAATTTTTTTGTAATCAATTTCACAATCGGCTTGTTTGACTTTTTCGCCAGCCTTTTTACGAGTCTGATAGTCTAAGTCTCCAATACGTTTGGCTCTGTTTCTTTTGGCTTCTGCTACAGTTCGTATATTGATCTTGTCAACACTTGGTAAAATAATATCATATTGATGATATTCTGGTTTGGTAAACACACAATACGAACTTTTTGAACGGTGTATTTCTAACAACATATCTTTGTTGTTTAGGTAGTTAACTTTAGCTGTCATTAATTCATTCTCCGGATGTTATATTATAAACTACGCACATAATAAAGTCAACTAAATATTGTACCAAAAGGACAATTACTCATTATGGCAATACCAGTACAAACTATCAATTCACAAATAGGCAACGCTACGGGCGCGGTAACTGCCGCTGGCAATGCGTTTTCCACTGCTAGTAATCTAGGTAGTGCAATATCATCAGCATTTACCGACGGCGGCGGCGGCGCGAACGGAGTTGCTAGTGCGATCCGAAGCATTGATTTACCTGCTGCCGGGGAAGCCATTGGCGACATCGAAAGTGCTATTGCTAGTTTTGGTGGTGATGGTAGTAACGCTAACGATTGGCGTGTACGACTAAGCCTGTCTAATTGGTCCAGCTTTAGAAGTAGTCCAGTGTTAAAACCATTAAAAGATGCAGGCGGGTTAATTTTTCCGTATACTCCTACGATTGGTATTTCTAGCGGCGCCAGCTACAGTGGAATTTCGACTGTACATACTAATTATACTTTCCAGGCTTACAAGAGTAGCGAACCTGGATCAATAAGTATTGTAGCACCGATGTATGTAGAAGATCCTGAGCAGGGTTTGTATTGGATTGCCATGGTACATTATCTTCGTTCGTTGACTAAGATGTTCAGTGGCGCAGATCCTAAGGCAGGAAATCCCCCACCGGTTATCATGTTAAATGGATATGGAAATTACGTGTTTAAAAATGTTCCAGTGGTTGTTAAAAAAATGTCAGTATCATTAAATGCCGAATGCGATTATATCGGAGTTGAAGTGTTCGGCAGTGCCGCTGGCGAAATACAAGGAATTACTGATAGCATAGGTGGATTATCTGATTCGCTAGGTAGCGTACTTCCAGGATTTGGCGGAGTTACGGATACAATAACAGGTGCCGTGAGTTCTATTTCAGGCGGAGTAGGACAAGTAGCTGGACTACTTGGGACCTTTGGTATCGGCGGAAAAACCAGCGGAGGTGTTACTCGAGTTCCAACTAAGAGTTCATTTACAATAGAATTGCAACCAGTTTATAGTAGAGACAGTGTTCGTAAGTTTAGCCTAGATCGATTTGTTACAGGCGGCTACCTATCTAGTCCAACAGGATACATTTAATATGTCATCAAATTATCAAAATACCAGTCCTTGGTTTACTACACAAGTAGTTAACGACTATCTCGATGTAATGTCTATCAGAGCAGTCAGCGCCCAGTCCGACGATTTCTTATATACAATACAGCCACAATACACAGGTCGTCCCGACCTGCTGGCTTTTGACTTGTACGGAGATCCTAATCTATGGTGGGTGTTTACTCAACGTAATATGGATGTACTACAAGATCCTATTTTTGATTTTGTACCAGGCACTAAAATCTATATACCAAAGAACAGCGGTCTTAAAACTGTGTTAGGAATATAACATGTCACTGCCCTCAATTGATACATCACAGCTTGGTAAAGCAACTAATTTAGTTGACCAGATCGGAAACGTTGGCGGAATATCTGGAGCAACTAGTGCCATCACAGATGCGTTTGGCAGCATAGGAAAATTCTTTAAAACGTTGTCAGGAACTAAATTACCTTTAAAGAATCCATTGTTTGCCTACGCTACATATGACTATGTTATAGGACTAGGGGCGTTGACTCAAGCTGAAATTAACGACCCAGATAAAACTTATAGGGCCGGAAAAACTCCGTTACTAATTTGTAAAAGTGCAAATGCAGATCCAAATAATCGAGTTAAGACTACTTTTGGTAAGTTTGATTTCTTCATCAATAATCTAAAACTTAGCAGCCTAATTGGGTTTGCTTCCGCTAGTAGTCCTGGTTCTACTATAATAACATTTGATATAACTGAGCCATACAGTATGGGCATGTTTTTCATAGCATGCCAAACTGCTGCCGATAAGTTGGGGTTTTCCAACTGGCGAGAAGCTCCGTATGTACTTACTATTGATTTCCGAGGCAACAAGGAAAACGGTTCAATGGCAAATATTCCAGGAACAAAACGATTTATTCCTTTTATGTTTGCAGACATCAGCATGACCGCAGATGCAAATGGATCTAAATATACTTGCAAGGCCATTTCCTGGGGCGGCGGCGCAGTCACTGATGCAGTTGCTAATTTTAAAACTGATATAACAGCCGAAGGTAAGACTGTACAAGAAGTTTTACAAACCGGTATAAACAGCCTTCAAGCCGGTATGAATAAAAAATTACGAGAAATAGCCGCTCAACAAAATCTAGAAACTCCAGACGAAGTATTGATTTTGTTTCCAAACGAACTTGCTTCAGAAACAGGTGATGTAGAAGCTGGAACAACAAACGGCACAGTAATTAATCCAACAGCCGATCCTATCAGTATTAATGATTATAAATCTACATATAAAACTTTAGGAGTTTCTCGTAGCGATACTACTAGATCTCTAGTGCAAAGTGTTGGTGCTATCAATGCTATCGGAGCTTCTGCTATGAAAGTAGGAAAACCAGATGCTCCACAGAGTAAAGATCAGAACGTTTATAATGCAGAGATTGATCACTTTATGAGATCAAAAAATACAGTTAACTCTAGTACTAACAGTTTCACGTTTCCGCAAGATACCAGTGTGATGGCCGCTATTGATGCTATCCTACTAAAAACTGCATATGCAGATACGACTCTACAAGCAAGTAACATAGACAGCAAAGGCCAACGGAATTGGTGGTTAATTATTCCTCAAGAATATATTATAAGTTCAAAGGATAACACTAATACTGGATCTAGAGCAAAGCTCCGTGTGTATAAGGTAGTCCCGTATAAGACACATGTAAGCAAGCTAATGGCTGCTGGCGGTAAGGCTCCGGGATTTGAAAATCTCAACAACGAAGCAGTAAAAGAATACAATTATATGTTTACCGGAAAAAACATAGATATCATAGATTGGAAACTTAAATTTGATATGAGTTTTACCTCTGAGTTACCAGTGGCACCAGCTTACCAGTCAACTGATACAAAGTTAGCAGCCAGCGACGGCGATGGTTCTAAAAAACCCGAGATAGTTAATCCGTTAGGAGAATCTAGCCCAGCCGATACGACACCCGGGGTACAAAATCCAGTAGTTTCATTTGTTAGAACTTTAACTAATACTGACTTACGTGGCGGCGGCGGTAGTGATACTCAAGCAACCCGAGCCGCAAGAGTGTGGCATGATGCTGTGACTAAAGGTATGGAAATGCAGGCATTGCGAATGAAAATTATCGGAGATCCGTACTACATTGCTCAAAGCGGTTTAGGGAATTATCACAGTGCGCCTACCCAGTTTCAAAATTTAAGCAGTGACGGTTCAGTCAATTGGGCCAGCGGCGAAGTTGATATTCGCGTTAACTACAGAAGTCCTATCGATATTAATCAGGGTACTGGATTATATAATTTTGGTTCAAAAAATTTTAAAGATCCTGAAACTGGAAAAAGTCAATCAGTTACGCAATTTAGTGGATTATATCAATTAATTCACGTTGACAGTTATTTTAAAGACGGACAATTTACACAAGACTTAAAGGCACTGCGCAGACCTATGCAAGAATCAACTAAAGCACCAACAACACCATTTTCAACAAATGTGGATGCACCACCGGCAAAAACTACTACTGCTACCACTACTACTGTACCTGTTACTACTAGTAGCGAAAATACTGCTAGTGCCGATCTAGGGTGGGTTGACTAATATGGCAACAACAGGACAAAACTTTCAAAGCTCGACAACACCGGCAGCTCTAGACGCCGGCCCGTTCTTAGCTAGAGTAGTCAGCCACCAAGATTCTAGCTTTATGGGAACTCTGCAGGTTGAATTAATGCGCCCTATAGGAAATAGTACCAGTAGTACTGAATTGCGTACAGTTAGTTATCTAAGTCCGTTTTACGGAGTTACGTCTGCAAAGTTTCTTAGAGAAGGCGACAATAATTATAACAATACTCAGAAGAGTTATGGCATGTGGATGGTACCACCGGATGTGGGAACTACTGTAATGGTAATTTTTATTCAAGGTGATGTTAAGCGTGGTTTTTGGATAGGATGTGTTCCGGATGAAAATATGAACTTTATGGTTCCGGGTATTGCATCTACCGCTGCCGTAGTTGATGGGGTAGTACCGCAAGGATGGCGATCTCCCGTTGCAGAATATAATAAAAAATTAAATAATACTAATGCCGAACCTACAACTTATCTAAAACCTAGCCACTCAGGCCAGTTCTCTAATTTATTAGTCCAAGGACTTGCTCAAGATGACACACGCGGTCTAACCTCTAGCAGTTCTCGAAGAGAAGCTCCTAGTATGGTGTTTGGTATTAGTACACCCGGACCAGTCGATAAAAATCCTAATGCTCCTAAAGGTCCAATTGGCCCTGGTGATAAAGAATCACAAGTACAGAATGCATTTATCAGTAGATTAGGAGGATCAACTTTTGTAATGGACGATGGTGATTCTGCATTTCTTCGTAAGACATTTGCTGATGAAGGTCCTCCTGAGTATGCCGCTATAGAACAAAATGAAACCGGCGGCAATGTTAATATACCACACAATGAACTCGTACGAATCCGTACTAGAACAGGTCATCAAATTCTTTTACACAACAGTGAAGATTTGATTTACATCGGAAACGCCAAAGGAACGACTTGGATAGAGTTAACTAGCAACGGTAAGATAGACATCTATGCTGAAGATAGTATAAGTGTACACAGTGAAAATGATATTAATTTTACAGCCGATCGAGACATTAATTTTACAGCTGGCCGCCTTGCCGGCAACGGCCTCCCTGCAAGCGTGGGTAACATTAATTTTAATTCAACAGGTGCAAACAACCTAACAGCGGCAGGAGCCACTAACATTAGAAGCGGTGGAAATCACGTTGAAACTGCGGCAAACATCCATATGAACGGACCAGCCGCTGCCACTGCGTTAAAAGCATCAAGGATACCCCAACACGAGCCATGGGCCGGCCACGAGCATCTAAATCCAACAGCACATACTCCAGCTAGAACCAGGGCAGTGGCTAATCCTATCGCACCCACAGCAACCTATTGGAAAAAATATACAACAAGTATCGATACTTTTAGGAGGGATCCACCTCCTGAACAACCAGGACCAAATCAATAATGAGCTCAAACTCTAATTTATACAATAAAATAACACTTCCGGCAACAAGCCAACCTGATAATATTGGTCCTAAGATGTATAAGGGATTTAGTAGTATCAACACTTCTACTGAGAATTATAATCTGTTTGATTTTGAATTAATCAAACAAGACATACTTAATCACTTTAACACTAGACAGGGAGAGCGCCTAATGAATCCTATGTTCGGATGTGTTATATGGGATTTGCTGTTTGAGCCGCTGACGGAAGATATTAAAGGCTTAATATTGGACAATGTCAACACTATCATTAATTATGACCCAAGAGTTAAAGCAGAAAGTGTGATAGTTACTGGGTATGGTCAGGGAATACAAATACAATGTACTTTAAAATTTGTTCCTTATAACATCCAGCAAAGTTTGCAATTAAATTTTGATCAAGCTAATGGGCTATTAGTGAATTAACTACACACATTACTTAAAAAAATAAATACAAAATACGGGATAAAACATGAGTTCAACAGATAGACAAAATAATTTGCTAATATCGGAAGATTGGAAAAAGATCTATCAGAGTTTCCGAAATGCTGATTTTCAAAGTTATGATTTTGAAAATTTACGTAGAACTATGATTCAGTACTTGCGTACTAATTATCCTGAAGATTTCAACGATTACATTGAGTCTAGCGAATACCTTGCCCTAATTGACCTTATTGCGTTCTTGGGCCAAAGCATAGCTTTCCGCGTTGATTTAAATGCCCGTGAAAACTTTTTAGAACTTGCAAGTCGTCGTGATAGCGTGTTGCGTCTGGCCCGATTAATCAGCTATAATGCTAAACGTAATATAGCCGCCAACGGCCTACTTAAAGTTTCCACAGTACAAACAAGCGAAACTGTTATTGACAGTAACGGACGTAATATTGCCAATCAAGTTATTGCTTGGAATGATCCTAGTAACACCAATTGGTACGATCAATTCATTAAGGTTATGAATGCGGCACTACCTCAGTCACAACAGTTTGGTAGTCCAGCCGCATCAGACACGATCTATGGAATACCGACGAGTCAATATAGATTTAATGCAACTAATACTAATGTTCCTATTTTTGGATTTACGAGTTCAGTCGCTGGTCGCTCAATGAACTTTGAAATTACCAGCACTACATTTAAAGGTCAAAACTACATTTATGAAGAAGCGCCGGCAGTAGGTAATAAACCAGCGTGTGTATATAGAGAAGACGGGCATGGCGCCGGCAGCGCCAGCACTGGATTCTTTTTTAACTTTACTCAAGGTAATTTACAAGCTGGACAGTTTACAGTATCTCAACCAAGTAGTAACGAAAGTATCGATGTAGCAACTCCAAATATTAACAACAGTGATGTATGGTTATATAAATTAAATCAAGATGGAGTTGACAGTGAATTATGGACACCAGTAAGTTCTATAACCGGCAACAATATTATCTATAATAGCTTAAACAAATCAATTAAAAATATCTACACCGTAGTAACTCGTGTAAATGATCAAATTAGTTTAGCGTTTAGTGATGGTACATTTGGCAATCTTCCTCTGGGATCGTTTAGAACCTATTATAGAGTAAGTAATGGATTAACTTATGTAATTAACTCATCTGATATTAGAAATATCAGCATATCGATTCCGTATACATCAGCTTCTGGAAATGCTGAGACAATAACTCTTGCATTAAGTTTAGCATCATCCGTTAGCAACGCAACTGCAACAGAAGATAATGCATCTGTAAAAACTAATGCTCCGCAAACTTACTATACACAGAATCGTATGATAACAGGCGAGGATTATAACATTAGTCCACTGGCCGCTTCACAACAGGTTGCAAAAGTTAAAAGCGTCAATAGAACTAGTAGTGGTATTAGTAGATATTTTGATTTGTCAGATCCTACAGGAAAGTATAGCAGTACTAATCTATTTGCAGATGACGGCATAATCTATCAAGATTTCTATACCGACTCGGGCACACAATTTAATTATGTAACTAAAACTGATATACAGGGTGTTATATATAATCGAATAACATCTTTACTTGCCAGTGCAGATTTGGCTAATTTTTATTATAATAATTTTGTTAATTTTCTAACAGCAAGTCTTAATATTGCCTGGTACAAAACTACTTCAGATTCAGTGTCATCAACAGGTTATGTAGGTGACGTAGTCGATGCTGGCGCATATAAAGTTGGAACATACACCAACACCGACTTACGATATCTTACAAAAGGAGCCTTAATTAAATTTATAGCACCTGCTGGAAAATATTTCAATACAAATAATGCTAACGCATTAGTTACCGGATCAGCAACAGTTCCAGGAGCATCTAGCTATATTTGGGCAGAAGTTGTAAGTGTAAATGGTGACGGTACTGCTAATAACACTGGCGTATTAAGTTCAGGACTTGGACCTATAACTTTAAATCAACCAATCCCATCGGGCGCAACACTTTCAAAATTAATACCCCAGTTGACAACTTCTATCAATTCAACTGTTATTACAACAATGATAGATTTAATTTTTGCAAACAAACCTTTTGGTTTACGGTATAATGCATCGGTTCAAACTTGGCAAATTGTATACGAAGCTAACCTCGACACAGTGTCTGCTTTTAGTTTAGGAAGTGAGGGCGATACTACCAACACTCAACAAGATGCTAGTTGGTTATTGTTGTTTACCACCAATAATGTATTCTATACTGTTACAACTCGACTATTGAGATATGTGTTTGAAAGTAACAAACAAGTTCGTTTTTACTTTGATAGTACTGACCCTATATACGACAGTTCTACCGGCAAGGTAATATCTGATCAAGTCAATGTATTAAGTATAAACACCCAACCAGATGCAACCTCGTCTTTTACTAGAGACCAAAAATGGAAAGTGGTAAAGGAGTACGTAGGTGTCGACGGATACATTGATAATAAAAAAATAGTAATTAGTTTTAGTGAAGACACTGATAACGGTGCTATCCAGGATCCTGAAACATTTTTAAATATTGTTGCACCTACAACTAATTCGTTAACAAAATACATTATCCAACAACGATATTTGTTAAATGACGGACAAGAAGACTATCAGTATATTAGTAACACATCGAATACTGTGGTAATTGCCCCCACTCAGTCGTCAGTACTGACCACATTAACTACATATCCAAACGGACAGTATTTCTATTTTGTTGATACTAGAGTAGTTAAAAAATTAAATTTATCAACAGCCGCGCTAGTTCCTACACTAGACTATAAAGTATTTGTAGGAAGAGATAATTTAAAATTCCAGTATACGCATAGTGCTGATTATAATTCTCGTATAGATCCAAGTGCAAGTAACATAGTCGATGTTTATATCCTAACTAAAAATTATGATACAGCTTATAGACAATGGTTATCTAATAATTCAGTAGGATTACCGTTACCTCCAAGTTCTGATGAATTATATAATTTGTTAGCACCAAGTCTAAACTTAATTAAATCGATAAGCGATGAAATTGTATATCACCCTGTATCATACAAGGTATTGTTTGGGCCAACTGCTGAGCGAGAAGTTCAAGCAACTTTTAAAGTAACTAAAAATTCTAGTAGTGTGGTATCGGACAATGATATTAAGGCAAGAGTTGTAACTACTCTTAACACATTCTTTGCATTAGATAATTGGGATTTCGGAGACACATTCTATTTTACCGAACTGTCAACATATGTAATGAATCAACTAGCACCTGATATTACAAACTTTGTTATAGTACCATTGCAGAGTGATTTGTACTTTGGTAGCTTATTCCAAATATCTTGTCCAAGTAATCAAATTTTTACCAACGGAGCAACCGTTGACAACATTGAAATTATTTCAGGCATCACTGGAGCAAATATTAGAACAGTTACTGGTTCTGCATTAACTTCGGTGACTTCAAATCAAAATGTAACTAGTGCAAATTACGGAGCAACAAATTAATGGCCATCAGTAATAATCCAAATGGTACGAACGCAGTTGCCGTAAATTTTTTACCAAATTTTTATAAGACTGACTCAAATAAAAAATTCCTACAGGCCACAGTTGATCAAATAGTACAACCAGGCGCTGTAAAAAAGATTAACGGATTCATTGGCAGAAAAACAGCCAAGGCAACAGTTGGAGACGATGTTTATATCGAAGCTCCAACAGAACAACGACAAGATTATCAACTTGAGCCTAGTTTTACTGTAAAAGATACATTGGGAAATCCTACATTTTTTAAAGACTATCAAGATTATATTAATCAAATAAATGTCTTTGGCGGTAATACTGCAAATCATGCAAGACTAAATGCACAAGAATTCTATAGTTGGGATCCGCATATCAACTGGGATAAATTTGTTAACTTTCAAAGTTACTATTGGCTTCCATACGGTCCTGATACAATTACAATCTTTGGTCAACAAAAAGCAGTAACCAGCACATATACGGTTCAGCTAGAAACTCAAGGTTCAGATTATCAATATTTGTTTACTCCTGATGGGCTAACCCCTAACCCAGTGCTGACCTTATATAGAGGCCAGACATATATATTTGACATCACTAGTCCCGGCAATCCGTTTAGTATTAAGATTAACAGAAACATAGGTACATTTGATAGATATACCTCTGGTGTAGTTGGCAACACGGGTGTTGTAGATGGAAAAATTACATTTGAGGTTCCCCTAAATGCTCCTAATATTTTGTATTATCAAAGTGAAACAGATAGGAACTTAGGCGGTGTTATTAAGATTCTTGACATCACAGAAGACTCGTATATTGATGTTGCCGCTGATTTATTAGGTAAGAAAACATATAAATTATCAGATGGAACTCCGTTAAGTAACGGAATGAAAATATCGTTTGGCGGAAATGTATCACCAGCAGAATATGAGACCGGAGAATATTATGTTGAGGGTGTCGGTTCTTCTATTAAATTGATTAATAAAAATATCTTAGAAATCGTTACTACATACACTGCAACTGAAGCAGTTTATTTTGACAGCATTCCTTTTGATAGTCAACCATTCGGTGATTCTTCTAATTACGCATCAACAAAAGATTATATAACAATAAATCGTGCTAGTAGAGATCATAATCCCTGGAGTAGATACAATCGATGGTTCCATAAAGATACTATTGAAGCTGTTGCGGCATACTTAGGCAACACGATTACATTAGATCAAACCAGCCGAGCAGTCCGTCCAATTATAGAATTTAACGCAGATTTAAAATTATTTAATTTTGGAACGCTAGCAGTTAGCGATGTAGATGTTATCGATACATTTACTAAAGATGCGTTTTCGACCATTGAGGGTAGTAGAGGATATAATGTTGACGGAGTCCCGCTATCACAAGGGCAACTGGTATTGTTCACGGCCGATACTGATCGATTGGTAAAAAATAATATATACCGAGTAACATTTACAAATATTCTAGGCTACAGACAGATCCATTTAGAACCGGTAACACAGCCAGTACTAAACAATGTAGTATTAATTAGACAGGGTAAGAAGAATCAAGGGCAGATGTATTGGTATGACGGTATTACTTGGAAATTAGCTCAACAAAAAACAAATACCAATCAAGCTCCGTTATTTGACATAGTCGATAGTAATAAAATCTCATACGGCAATACTAGCACATATCCTGGCACAGATTTTATCGGAACTTCAATCTTTAGTTATAAGATAGCTTCAACTGGATTGACTGATATAAATCTTGGATTTCCACTAACTTACAAAAATATTAATAACATCGGTGATATTGTTTTTAATTTTACATTAGCCACTGACACATTTCAATACAAGTTGTCTACAACAACTGCTTTAAAAACAGTATTAATTAAAGTAGGTTACTTAGTATCACAAGATTATGCTGGCAATCCAGTTTATCAGAACGGCTGGCAACGATCTATAGTTTCAACTGTGCAGGCAGGAGTTCGAGTTTATAAAAATAGTAACCTAGTAAATAATTTTCCTATCGATATATTTGATAACATTGATGACTTGTCAGACTTAAATGTAAAAGTATACATCAATGGTATACGTTTAGATGAATCATATTGGTCAGTGGTCAACACGTCAATATACAAGCAACTTAAATTAACAACTAGTATTGCAACTACTGATGTATTAACTATCAGAACTTTTGCAAAACAGCCGATTAATAGCAATGGCTATTATGAAATTCCTATCAACTTACAAAATAATCCAATGAATGATGAGATAGGCGATTTCACACTCGGCGAAGTGTCTGATCACGTTGCTTCTATCGTTGATAATATACCCGAGTCTATAGAGGTTGGTGAAGAGTTCGCCAACACACAGACTATTGGTAATCAAACGTTTGATCCGGATCATGAAAACATTCGCGACTTGGGAAATATTACACCGTATGGTACTAAATTTGTCCAGCACAGCGGCCCTGCAAGTTTATCTATCTATCATATTACTTCTGAAACTAATAATATTGTTCGAGCGATCGAAAAAAATCGTGAAGATTACAGCAACTTTAAGAAAAACTTCATCAACATTGCAACTAATCTAGGTGTTGATTCGAATCCTGTAGACCAAGTTGATATGATTTTAAATCGTATTAACAAAGATAAACCAAAAACATTCCCATATTATTTTAGTGATATGGTTCCGTACGGTTCATTTGTACAAACTGTATTAACTGTTGTTGATTATAGAATAAAATCATATCCTCTAACTAATGTGTTTAGTTTAGACAAACTATCAAACCAAGCAGTGGGCGTATATCTTAACGGATTTGAGACCGGCACTCAATTGTTATATGGTAGAGATTATACATTTGATCAACAAGGGTTCGTAGTGTTAACCGATGCAGTCCCATTACAAAACAATAATACTATCACTATCAGAGAATATGACGATACTGACGGATCATTCATACCAGAAACTCCGAGTAAACTTGGAATCTGGCCAAAGTATGAGCCTAGGATCTATTTAGATACTAGCCTTGTTACTCCTGTTAGGATGATACAAGGGCATGATGGTAGCCAAGTAGCGGCATATAATGATTATCGAGATGCTATTTTATTAGAATTAGAAAAGCGTATCTATAATAATATTAAAGTTGCATACAACACTAGCATATATGATATTGCTGATACGATTCCTAGTTATAATAGAACTAATGCATATAGTATTAATGAATTTAATAATGTATTAGCTCCAAGTTTTTATAAGTGGGCAACGTTGGTTGATAAAGATTTTACCAAACCGTTAAACTACGATCTTAATAATAGTTTTACCTACAACTATGCAGGACATTCTGCTCCTAACGGTACCACAGTGCCTGGCTATTGGAGAGGAGTATATCGATGGTTGTTAGATACAGATCGTCCACATATTTGTCCTTGGGAGATGTTGGGCTTTACTGAACAACCTACTTGGTGGACTGAGGTATACGGATCAGCACCATATAGTAGAGACAACCGAGTTATGTGGCAAGATATTGCAGACGGTGTAGTTCGAGCACCGGGTGTTCCTGCAATCACATTAACGAAATATGTTAAGCCATTTTTAATGAATCATATTCCGGTAGACGAAAACGGCAATCTACTCAGCCCATTAGCTTCCGGACTTGCTAGAGGAACTGTTACTCAGCGGACTTCTAACGATTTTGTATTCGGTGATGTCGGCCCGGTAGAGGCCGCCTGGAGAAGAAGCAGCCACTTTCCATTTAGTACTATATTAGCTTCGATGATTCTCACCCCGGCGAATACGTTTGGAGTCTTATTAGATAGATCACGGATTATAAGAAATTTAGCAGGCCAGTTAGTTTATTCAGATACTAATTTAAGAATTAAACCTTCAAATATTAAATTACCTAACATTACTTCTAGCAACAATCGGATCCAGACTGCAGGTGTTATTAATTATCTTACTAATTACATCTTAAGTGATAATTTAAAATCGTATACAGACTATCAGTACGATTTAATAAATCTAGCACCACAAATTAGTTATCGTGTTGGCGGATTTACTAGCAAACAAAAATTTAATTTGTTGTTAGATTCACGAACATATGCGTCGTCAAATGTAGTGTTTATACCGCAAGATGATTATACTATCATTCTTAACAGTTCAAGTCCCGTTAAGAAAATTGTATACAGCGGAGTTATTATTACTAAGGTAACATCCGGCTATGAAGTTAAGGGTTATAGCCAAACACAACCGTTTTTCAAATACTATCAGTATACTCAATCTGGTGTGACAATCAATGTTGGCGGAATTTCTGAGAAATTTAATACCTGGACAGTGTTAAGCGAATATGCGGCAGGCACTATAGTTAAACTAGCTCAACAGTATTATCGAGTGTTAGTTAACCATACAACTGCTACCACCTTTGAACCTAAATATTATCAGTCTATTAACAAACTTCCGATTATTGGCGGCCGCGATGCTACGTTTAGAAAACTATGGGACAGAACCAAAGATCTAATAGTGCCTTATGGTACAACATTTACTAGTGTCCAAGCAGTTGTTGACTTTTTATTAGGTTACGGTGAATACTTAAAAGATCAAGGGTTTGTATTTGATGAATTTAATAAAAATCTTGGAGCTGTAACTAACTGGGAAACTAGTGCTAAAGAATTTATGTTCTGGACTACTCAAAATTGGAGTTCGGGTGCAGACAAGTGGACCGATTGGCGACCAAATGTTGTTATTCCGTTTAATTCAATTATAAAATACAACGGTGACTATTATCGCTCTGTAAGAAATGTAGAAGCTAGTTCATCATTTGATGCAACGAGTTTTATTAAACTAGATAATTTAAGCACGATAGGTAGTGGAGTTATTAGCCTTAGCCCAAGTGCTGATAAGATCACGTTTAATACTACACTTGCCGTTGTAGACGATATCGGTAATCCATTTAACGGATATGAAATCTTCAAAGTAGATGGCACCCCATTAGAAAAAGCATATATTAATTCTTTTAGAAGTGACAACGCAGTTAGTTATAGTTCTACGACCAATGACGGTATATTTGGTGCGAGTTTTTATCTAGTACAAAAAGAACAAGTACTGCTACTAAACAATTCAACTATGTTTAACGACACGATCTATAGTCCTGCAAGTGGATATAGACAAGAGAGAATTACAGTAGCCGGTTACGTGAGTGTTGGTTGGACAGGCGGATTCGATGCGCCAGGCTTTATTTTCGATGAAGCAGTAATAACAGAATGGCAACCTTGGAAAGATTATAATATCGGAGAGGTTGTAAAATTTGGTCAATTTTATTTACAAGCATCCCCAACGGGTAATTTTGTTCCAGGTGCAGAAATACTGGATCAAACTCAATGGTTAAAATTAACCAACAAACCCTCTCCTAAACTTATCCCTAACTGGACTTATAAGGCCGCACAATTTACTGACTTTTATAGTTTAGATAGTGATAATTTTGATGCCACTCAACAACAGGCGGCACAACATTTAATCGGCTATCAAAAGCGTTCATATCTTAATAACATTATTAAAGATGATGTGAGTGAGTTTAAATTCTATCAAGGTATGATTCGAGAAAAAGGTACACAGAACAGTTTAAATAAATTGTTTGATGTGTTAAGTGCCGACGGTCAAGAAAGTCTAACCTTTAAAGAAGAATGGGCTATCCGACTAGGACAATATGGTGCAAGTGGCGCATTTGAAAATATTGAATTCGTTTTAGACGAATCACAATTTAAAATTAACCCACAGGGATTTTACCTAGTTAGCCAGCCAAACCCTAACGCACTTGATTATATTATTAGACAAACACCAAACAATGTTTATTTAAAACCACTAGGATATACAAGCATACCATGGCCAGTGTTATCAAATTATCAACCTTATCTTCGTAGTGCAGGGTTTGTTCGAGCATCAGAAGTATTTGTTTCATTAAAAACCATTGCAGATATCGTAAATTATGATGTAACAACCTTTAATAACGGATCATATGTATCTTGTGCGTTTGAAGGAACTAGCTGGAATGTATATAGATTTACTGACATTGATTTTGAAGTTACCGATATAACCTATGATAGCAACGTATTAACTATTACCCTTGTTGATTTTGTCGGACTACCGGTCGGAACATGGATCGGCATATCACAAACTACAAATATTAATGGTTTCTATAAAATAACCAGCGTAACTTTAAATTCGTTTACAGTAAGTGCAACACCATCTAATTGGGAAACATTTACCGAACAATCAAAAGTTATCATTTATGCCTTGTTGAGTCAGCGAACTACATCTATTGACAACATTGATGATATCATTCCTCGTAAACTTACCGCTGGTGAACGCCTGTGGACTGACGATAGCGGTGACGGCACTTGGGCAACTTGGTCTTATGATCCTGTATACTCACAAGTAAGATTCTTTAATTCTACTCCGGCTACTGGATTAAACTATGGTAGGTCTGTAGCTATTAATGCCTTAGGCAATATTCTCGGAGCATCAACATCTAACGGTGATATTGTAACTTGGGACAAGGCAAGTGTTACTACACCGTGGATCCAGCGCCAACTAGTGACTAAGCCATATGTTACAAATCAAATAACATTAACTAATCTGTATGCAACCGTGTTAGCATTTAGCAATGACGGTACCTGGCTAGCTACCGGTAGCCCGGAAGTTGGGTATGCATATACAAAACACAGAGGTATATACAGTAATGTAACTGCTTATCTAATTGGAGATATAGTTTCTGTAGCTGGCGCTGGCTCTGCGGTTTATCTTTATAGAGCATTAGCAAATACACAAAATAATGCTCCTGCAACCGGTCAGAAATCAAACACCTACTGGGAAAGCATACCTTATATTCCTATCGACGATACTGGGACAACTAGTGGATTGGTAGCACAGGGTGTTATACATCTTTATAAGAAAGATACAGATAACATTTATTCTTTAGTGGATTCTTTTGTTAGCCCAACCCCAACTGCTAACGAGCTGTTTGGTTCAAGTTTAAGATTCTTTACCTCAACTGCAACTGGATCTATAGATCAGCTTATAGTCGGAGCATCCGGTTCTAGCAGAGTGTATAATTTTGTGCTTGGCACAGTAAACGAAGCATCAACAGCGTTCAACCCTGTTGGCACTATTGGCGGAATAATTGCTGTAACTTCTACAGCTGGAATTTTACCAGGAATGATAGTCAGCGGCACCGGATTCACTGGCGGACAAACTGTAACAACTGTAATAAGTTCAACCAAGTTAGAGCTAACAGGTAGTCCTAATAGTACACCGTCGGGCGTATTAACATTTAGTGCTACCGGTTGGTTCTTTAAGAATTATCATCTATCAACACTATACAATATTCCAATCGGAAGAAATTTTGGAGCTAGCGTAGTAGTTAGTGGAGATCATATATCTGCATACGCTCTGTCAGCTGTTGACGGAATAAATTTAGGTACGGTTGTAGTAGTGTATAAAAATACACCGCAAACAATAACCGGTGCTGGTGTTGCATTTGGTACTTCTGTAGCACTTTCAAATGATGGAACTTATCTAGTAATATCTGATACATTGACCAGCGGCACGAGTGTTAACCAAGGCGCAGTTTATGTTTATAAACGTATCAGTAATTCTTATACATTATATCAAACTATTGTAAATCATAAACCGGAAAATTCTGGTTTCTTTGGTAGTAAAGTTGCTTTCATGTCGGACAAGACGCTAGTAGTTTATAGCTCAAGCGGTGATACTCTTAATGAGATGACATTTGATCAAACTCAAACAACCTTTGATAAAAAGAGTACTACGTTTATTACTAGACAAATTGACAGCGGCAAAGTAGATATCTACGACAACTATTCAACCAAGTGGGTGTTTAGTGAATCACTAACAACTACTAATACATTAAATGACGGATATGGCACTGGTTTTGCAGTAGGGTTAAATCACATTATTGTCGGAGCACCTACCACAATCGACCAAGCATTATCATCTGGTGTAGTGTATGATTATTATAAATTACCTAATACGTTTACCTGGACAAAAACACATACTGAAATTGTAAAACCAGATGTTGCAAAAATTAAAAAAGCCTTCTTATACAATAGAACAACGGGTGAACTAGTTAAGTATTTAGATGTCATCGATCCCCTACAAGGAAAGATAGCAGGACCCGCAGCCGAAGAAATCACATTTAGTTCTTTTTATGACCCGGCCGAATACACTATAGGCAATGATAGTGTAATCGTTAATGCAGATAACTCATGGACTACTAAACAAGTAGGAAAATTGTGGTGGGATCTAAGAACTACAAAATTTATTGATCCGTATGATGAAGAAGTTGTTTATAGAACCAGCAACTGGAACACACTAGCAACCGGTGCAACTGTTGATATCTATGAATGGGTAGCAAGCGTATATAAACCAGCCGACTGGGATAACCTAGCAGATACCGAACCCGGTCTAGCTAAAAATATCAGCGGAACTAGTTTGTACGGAAATACAGCATACAGCGTTAGTCAGACCTATGATACTATAAGTCAATCATATAGAAGCATTTATTATTTCTGGGTTAAAAATAAAACCTTAGTTCCCAACATCGCAGGCAGAAATATTTCGGCAGCAGATGTTGCTTCGCTGATTGCAAATCCAAGAGGACAGGGTTATGAATACTTGTCATTAACTGGAATTAATTCGTTCAACCTTACAAATGTTAAGTCAAAATTAATAGCAGACAATATTGTGCTATCAGTTGAATATTGGACTACTGACAAGACTGATCGTAATGTACACAGTCATTGGAAAATTATCAGTGACGAAGAAACAACCGTTATACCTACAACTATAGAACAAAAATGGTTTGATAGTTTATGTGGTAGAGATTCTAATGGATTACCGGTTCCTGATTTAAAACAACCGATAAAATTAAGATACGGTATTGAAAACAGACCACGTCAAAGTATGTTTGTTAATCGCTTTGAGGCACTTAAACAGTTTATAGAACAGGTTAATATTACTCTAGCTAACAATCAAATAGTACAATCGAAGAATCTAACTAATTTAGAAAAATACGATGCCTATCCAGATTATGTAACACTAGTTGATGGAACAAAAATTCTTCCTAGCGGCCTTTACGATACCGCTATCGATACTGATGCTGAATTATCATATGTTGGAGTCGGGGCATTTAAACGACCCGACCTTACACCTATAATCGTTGATGGAAAGATTACGGGAATAACAATTAATTCTGCCGGAATTGGATATCTGTATCCTCCATTTATTAGTATAGTTGGTAGCGGTACAGGCGCAGTTGTTCGTGCAACTATCAACACACTGGGACAAATAACTGGCGCAACTATTTCTTCCGCAGGAGAAGGATATGACACAAATACAGTAGCAGTTGTTAGAGATTATTCTGTATTGGTCTATAGCGATTCGCAATCAAACAATATGTGGGCAATTTATTCTTATGATCCTATTGGAAAAGTATGGTCTAGAATTAAATCTAAGACTTACGACGTAAGAGATTATTGGGAGTATACTGATTGGTATGCAACTGGATACAATCAATTCTCAGCCGCTGACTACGGAGTTGATACGTTTGACCAATTAAATTATGTCAATCCGTTAATCGGACAATTAGTATTAGTTCGTACTAGCTCAACAAACGGCTGGCAGTTACTATACAGATACGCAATATCTGCTAGTGTTGACTGGACTCAAAGCTACCGTGTTGTTGGTGTACAAAACGGCACCATACAATTTAAATCAAGTTTTTATCAGTTCTTTGATACAAGTATTGGTTACGATGATTCGACCTTTGACGGCGCAGTGTTTGACGGTGAAGCAGTAAACGAATTAAGATTTGTATTAACTGCATTAAAGAATGATATTCTAACAGACGACCTTAAACAAAAATATATAGATTTATTTTTCACTAGCGTACGATATGCATTAAGTGAACAAGTATATATTGATTGGATTTTTAAAACAAGTTTTGTCAAGGCCCAACACAACATTGGAGAGTTAAGACAGCCAGTTACCTATCAAATTGACAATCTATCAAATTTCCAAGAATATGTAAGCGAAGTAAAACCATATCGTACAAAGATTCGTGAGTACGTTAGTGCGTATTCTAAAATAGATAATTCTAGAACAATGGTAAGTGACTTTGATCTTCCAACAGTATACGATAATAATAAAATAGTCAATGTTAATACATGGATAACCAACGGAAAAATTCAAGCCGATAATGCCGCAATTCAAACATATCCGTGGAAAAATTGGTTAGACAATGTAGGATTTATTGTAACTGAACTGCGATTAGTTAACGGCGGCTCCGGCTATATAACAGAACCGGTAGTGAAGATTACTAGCGATTCGGGATCCGGAGCAACAGCAAGAGCATTTTTTGCTAACGGAAAAATCAATAGAATAGTACTGTTAACTAACGGCAGTAAATATCTGTCAGCACCGACAGTTACTCTAGATGGTGGACTATCAACTACAGGAACTGCCGCAAGAGTTGTAGCAGTCATTGGTAACGGTGTTGAAGCCGATATGCCGCACGGTGTTGTTCGATCGTCTCTAGTAAAAATTAAATTTGACAGACTAACTCAGTCATATTATATCACTCAACTGCAACAAACTGAAACATTTACAGGTAGTGGTAGTAAATTACAATTTAATTTAACTTGGGCTCCTGATATCAGAATTGGTAATAGTACTGTTACCATAACATCGCCTGGTCAGACTAGTGAAATTTTAGTACTAAGAGATTTATACACACTAGCAGTTAAGAAATCAACTACGAAAGGCTACACTAGTTATTCTGGAACGATCACCTTTGCTACAGCGCCTGCTAATTTGTCTACTATCAAAGTGACATACATTAAAGATTGGGATTTATTAAACGCCGCAGATAGAACGCAATTCTATTACGATCCAATAACTGGACAAATAGGCAACGATTTATCACAGCTAATGTCCGGTATCGACTACGGCGGAGTAACCATTAATGGATTAGGCTTTGACGTTGCCGCAGGTTGGGGAGCGTTACCTTATTACACTGACAAGTGGGATACATTTGATGCTACATATAGTGATTATATTGTAACTGTGGCAGCAGGTGTGCGTTCGTTTACCTTACCGTACACTCCATCAGCTAGTACAATTTTAAATGTCTACCATGTGCGCACAAACACATTAACATATACAAGTAATGGGTTGGATGTAAAGTATTCTTATACTGTATCAAATAGAACTCCTACGATTACTGCATCAACAACACAAACTGCGCTAGCACCCGTGACATCGTCGGGCACAGCAGGAACAAGATTGTTGAGAGTAAATTCTACAACTAATATTAATGTCGGCGATACTGTTACTTGTTCATCAGTTGCAGCCTTTTCGTTGAATACAACAGTTACCGCTATTAACAGTAGTACAAATACAGTCACGTTGAGTCAGATCCTGTATTTAAATGTACCAACAAGTTCAAGCATTATCTTTACTAGAACACTGGCACAGCCGACTGATTTTTCAATATTCTCTAATGGTAATGTAACACTAGCAACACCATTGTTAAATGGCATTCAGTTGAACATCATAACAGAATCTGAGCCAATAAGACTTGATGATCCTAACTACGGAACAGTGAATCAAACTAACACTAATGCAATTATGTCATCAATAACTGCAAGTGGTTCTACAGCAACATTTACAATACCAAATACATTTACTGTGTTAGCTGGCGATAAATTTATCTGGAGACAGAGTACTAGTGATGGTTCTATTAAACCTCAAGATACTGATTATGATACTGCATTGACTGGTGGTAATCTTGCCTATAGTACTGCTACTGGATTATCAGCAGACGATATACTAGTTGACGGTGATGGTCTAGTTACACCAACTACTAGCTCTGCTCCTGAAGAAGTAGTTCCGGGACAAGTAGTAGATGCCGTTGCTATCAAAGTATTTGATCAACCAAGTGTGGGCAGTGCAAACATCAAGGTTGATAATTATCTTGCTAACGGATCTAATAATTCTTTTGCAATTACACAAACACCGTCAAGTCCTCGAGCAGTAGTTGTTAAGGTCGGTTCAACTATTAAACAATATACTACGGATTATACGGTTGACTACAAAAATAAATTAGTAAACTTTACATCAGCACCGGCAGCAAACAGCACAGTGTCGATATTCAGTCTCGGGTTCAGTGGAGATAATATTTTAGACATTGACTATTTTATTGCCAACGGAGCTACTTTAGAATTTATTACTAAAGCACCGTGGTTAGACTCAGTGACCAGCTTGATATACCTTAATGGTGTTGCAATTAGTCCAAAGTTATTTAAAACAGATAACACCTATGTAAGTGCAAACAGGATTGGAATTCAATTTGGTACACCACCAGCAGTTGGATCTGTTATTAACTATATTATTGTTAGTGGAAATCAACAGACATTTGCTATTACTAAAACTGAACTAGTTCCAACTACTGGGGCTACAACATATGCACTGCAATATCCTATAGGTGATGCATTACCTCTCGAGACTAATGTTATTGTACGAGTTAATCAATCAATCTTGACTGGACCTAACAACAGTTATTTTACCATAGCAAATGGCAAGTTAGATTATACAATCGACCCTACAGTGTTCTTACCTTACAGTGTTTCAATCGGAGATATACGAATACTAGCCAATGGAAAATTATTAACTATTGGTTCAGATTATATTATTAATCTTAGTGGAATAACAATTTCTATCAATCAAACTGTTTATGACAAGTATCTTGGTAAGCAGTTGATTGTCAGTATCGTAACAGACCAACAGTACACTTATAATCCAGTGGCGGGCACAATTACCTTTAAAGAAACATACGATAATACAAATGTCGTCGAAGTGATTAGCTCATATAAACATGATGTTTTAGATATTCAACGAACTGACATTAACGTTTCATCGAGCTTGGCGCTTACACCGGATACTGTAACTTATTTCTATTATAAATCGCTTACCGGTGGTATTCTATCATTGGATCGTTCAATTATAAATGACAGTTATGTATGGGTTGTTAAAAATGGAACACTGTTAACACCTGCGATCGACTACAAATTAAACGATGATCGAGTATCTATTACACTAGCGTCTGCTATTAGTTTACCTGACAAAATTACATTAATCACTTATGGTAGTAACGTGTTAACCACTGGAATTGCATATATGCAATTCAAAGATATGTTAAATCGTGTACACTTTAAACGACTAAATCGTAATAAAGAAACCTACTTGGTAACTGCTTTACACTATAACGATGCTACAATTACTGTTGCGGACGCAAGTAATTTTGACTTACCAAATACAGCTAACAACAAACCTGGTATTATTGAAATACGAGGCGAGCGTATTGAGTTCTTTGCTGTTAACGGTAACGTATTAAGTAAATTGCGTAGAGGCACACTGGGAACTGGAACACCGCCAGTACACAACACTGGCTCTTGGGTACAAGAGATCGGTGCTAGTGAAACAATACCATATGTAGAAAATATCACCACTGAACAAATTATCAGTGACGGCACAAACACAGTTAATTTAAATATTATAACACCGACTAAAGCCTCAACGACTTGGTCATACAGCACAGGTTATGTTTCAAGTATACCTGCAGGATATGGGCAAAGCAATGATATAGATGTATTTGTCGGTGGGTATGATACTAGTTCTATGTGGGCACCAAATACTGCTTATGCTGTGGGGATCATAGTCACTATCGGTAGTTATACATATCAGTGTAAGATCACTCACACTAGTAGTGCAGTCTTTACTACTGATACTGCTAAGTGGACTTTCTTTATCGGTAATATTAGATTGAAGAAAAAACCCTACATGGTGCATAACATTAATCAAGCACCAGATAGTCCAGAGGGCGACATACAATTAGATGCTGATTTTGCAGTTAACGGCTCATTAAAACAAGTGAGATTAACTAACAGACTAGCTATAGGTACTCAAGTTACTGTGGTAAAACGCCAGGGCATTGCCTGGGATAGTACAGTAAATATACTAAACGATTCGACTGACGTTGCTAAGTTCTTAAAATCTGTTCCTGGAACATGGTACAAGGACTCTAAACAAATAAGTACAGTTACTACTGCTACTACTTTTGACAGCAATACATC